TGGGACCAGACTTCACGGAAGGCCACGCCACCGATACCGGTCCGTTGATGGTAGACCTTTTCTTCCCGCCAGTATGGCCCGACCGCTTCTCCTTCGGGGAGATACTCGGCCGGCACCTCGAGGGACGGGTCCAGAACGACCCAGCCTTCCCGGCGCCGTTGCTCGAGGGCCATGGCCCACGCGGCGGACCGTGGCTGGCCGTCCCGAATCACCTCCACTCCCTGAACCCCAGGATTCAGACGGAAGAGGGCCAGCTCGGGGAGCCACGTGGGTTCTTCGAGACCTTCCACCCGGACGGAGCCGGACTCGACACTCGCCAGATAGACGAAGGGCGCCGATGGTGGAAGGTTCAGTGTGTTGGAGCTCGCGAAGGGATCCCCGAAGGGGTCCGAACCGGCTCCGATTGCTTGGGTGGGTACTGGCATGGTGCGCTCCGATGTGGCGGAGAGGGGAAGGTGACCGGGGAGACCGGAGCGCGATGCCAGTTGTGCCACCGTCCGCCCCGGTCCCCTTCCGAAGGATCAGGTGGTGCTCAGAACGCGGCGCTGGAAGAAGACGTCCGTGCTGCCCAGTGCGAAGCCCATGAAGGCGATCGCGTTGACCTGGTTGGTCTGCTGGTTCTGGCCGTTCAGGACGTCGTACACCACGAGGCCGTACTCGTCGACATAGACCGGGTTCACGGTCGGGCCGAGAGCGAGCGGGCTCGTGGAAGCGGCACCGTAGCCGATACCACCGCGCTGGAAGGCGAAGCCCTGGTAGGCGCCGCCAGACTGCTGGATGTCACCGGTACCCACGACGGTCATTCCCAATCCAAGGAAATTGTCGTAGATGCGACCGGCCACGCCCTGGACACTGGTGAACCCGGCCAGGTCACCCTGGAAGGCAGGCTCGGAGCGGGCGCTGGCCTTCGCTTCTTCGATCTGCTGAGGGTCCAGCATCACGACCGGCGAGCCCCCATCTTCCGCACCGTCGGTAGTGTTGAATGCGGTTGCAAGCGCAATGAGGTTGTCCACGGAGAGGGTGGTAGCCGCGGAGCCGACACTGGACGCGATGGTCGCACCGGTGACGCACACCTGTTCCCGGAAGGTAGCGAACCACGTGTTCGCGGCCTGGCTCCGGAAAGCCTCGCCACCCATGGCGGCGCGGACGTTCGGCTGGGAGACGATCCGGTTCTGGAAGGTCTCGGAGAAGCCGAGACCGAAACGACCGAGTGTGACCGAGGAGTAGCCGGCCGTGGGGTTGGCCATGGTCGGGGCGCTGGTTTCGGTAGGCATGGACACCATCTTGGCGTCCCAGCCGATTCCGCCCACGTGAGTCACGCGGATGGTGGTGGTTCCAGCGCCGGCAAAGTCACCGACAAGGGGAACGACGCCGAGCTGCCAGACGTTAAGCTTCTCGGCCAGCTCCATGCGGATCTCTTCGGCCACAATGTAGGACAGGCCGAGCTGGGCGGTGGAGCTGGAAGAGTCGAGGGGTTGCGTAAGGCTCGCCATGATGCGGGCCTCCTATTTGCTTGGGTTGAACAAGAGGCGACCGCATACTACCCGTGACGTGGGAGACCCGAGCGGATGTCTGGGCCAGTCTACCGCGGGCCCGTCACGGCGTCAACGCTGGCCCGCTTGACGGGCCCGGAGCTCGGCCAGCGCCGCCCTCGCCTCTTCGCGGGGGAGAGACCGGATCCGGCCGATCTCGGCCTGGACTTGAGAGGGCGTCAATGGCTGGCCGGTCTTTACCGGGGCCGAGACCTGGGCCCGATTCACCGCGGGGAGTCCGGGCGCCTTCGGCTTCGAGGCCGGCTCCGCGGCCGGGGGAGCGGTCGAACCGTTGAACAGATGGCCCACGTATGGATTCGAGCGGGCGCCCTCTTCGGAGCCGACCCATAAACGGAAGGCCCCGGCCAGGTCTTCCGGCTTCTCCTCGAGGGCGGCCACGTGTTGTTCGAAGGCCATCCGAAGGAAGCCCACCGCGCCATCGTCCGCGATACCGGCGCGAGCCAGCGCCACCCGGTCCTCGGCCGCTTGGATGGCCGCGTCCCGCTTGCCGAGCTCGGCGGAGAGCTCCTCGAGCTTCGCCAGTCTCGGCTGGGCCTCGAGGAGCTGTTGTTGGTATTCATTCACCTTCGTTTCCAGCTCGGAGATCCGGGCCGTCTTCGATGAGATGCGGTCCTGGAATACGTCCTTGGATACGAAGCGTTCCCGGACTTCCGTTTCGGAGAAGGTCCGCGGTGTGGTGTTGTCTTCTGGCATCGTCTTACCTTCCTACGTGGCGCAATAGTCTACGGTTTCGCGGACGTCGCGCCCAGTCCGCGTACCATTCTGGATCGTTCCTTCGGAGCGTGGAAGCGGCCCACCGGGCCCCGGCGTCTCCGCCCCATCCGTGCCACGCTTGCCATCCCTTCCCCTTCTCATCCCAGGTGGACCCTTGCTTGTCCACGAGATGGCGCGAGAGATAGCCGAGCATTCGGCGGAGAGTCCGAACCGATACCGGCTCCCGGTTCGCCAGCTGCGCAGAACGGCGTAGTCCTACCGGCGTCATACCGCGCTGGCTCTTCGGCTTCTCCTCTCGGACCTCGAGGGCTTTCCGGCCGGCCTTCGCCACGGAAGCCGGTGGCCGAAACGTGTCATCAAGAGCCACGGGTCCTCCTGGTGGACTTGGGATGTCCGGCTGGAAGAAGATCATTGTCCCCGGTGTATTTCGCGTTCCGAGGGCGCCCCGTGGCCAGAATCCGAAGGAAGGCATTGACACGGGCGAGCGCCCACTGGTCTCGGCTACTCACCCGCGGGGAGTGGCTCGAGGAGAAGGCGCCCGCTCCCCGACGATAGACGGCCTTAAGCATCCCCAGATCCGTCCGCTTGCTCTTCGCCCGGTGTTCTGCGTTGTGCGCTTCCACCTTGTCCCGGAGCGTCGCCTCGGTAGCCTCGGAAATGCGAATCCCGCCGCGGCTACCGGAAGCCGTCCCCGGCTTGTTCCGGGCGCTCCCCCGTCGACGCTCGGACCGTTTCGCGGGAGTGTCGCTCTTCGGTGCCTTCGCCTGGGCCGCCCGACCTTGGAGGACCGCTCGAGCTCGAGCCCGGTCCCGGCCGCGTTCGTCTCCGGTCCGATACCGGTATTTCCGCCCGGTCCGTCCCCATCGGAAGAACGGTCCGTCTGCATCCTTCCCACGTTGGACTGGCATTCACTCCTCCCCGCTTGCCTTGTTTTGGCTTTGGATGGCCATCACCAGACGGTCCCGCGGGACCGCGGGGAAGGCCGACTCGAGAAGGACCAGGGCGGCCGCGCCTTCGAGCGTTCCTTCTGCCACGGCCGTGAGGACATCCACGAAGGCTTTGACCTGGGCGCCGTTCAATGCGAGATCCGCTTCCTTGACGCCCTCTTCGGCTGGACGTGTCTCGGCCGGATCCACTCCTTCTGGCGCTTCTTCGTCGGATTCCGTAGCCGGTTCCATGGCTGGATCGATCGGCTCTTCCACGTCATCGTCTTCCCGCTCCCCGGCTTGGCCACGGGCCAGAAGGTCCACGGCCTCGGAGATGGACTCGAGGGCAAAGGCCAGCGCCTCTCCGTCGAGGACTCCGCTCTCCACCATCCCCTGGAGAGCTTCGGCCGCGTCGGACAGCTCTCCCACGGAGTCCACCAGATCGTCCGGGTCCACTCCGACGAAGGGCAGCTCCTCCGGCTCCATGGCTTGGATCTCGCGCGAGATGGCGGCTTGGTCCATCTGGACGCGGGCGAGATGCGCGATGGCGTCTTCCCGGCTGGTCCCCGGATGGCGGCCCATGTAGACGTCCACCGTGGAGCGGTAGCCGTTGGCCACGTCCCATTCGTCCTGTTCCCGTCTGGCTTGCATCTCTTGCGGCATGGCATCCGGGCGCCAGTATTGTACGGTGTACCCGTCTTCCGGTACCTGGACTCCTTGCGCTCGAAGGACCACCGACGCGGCCCGGAGAAGGGCCAGGTCTCCAGCTCGGAAGAGCTCCTCGGACTGCTCCGCCGCTTCCCGTCTGGTGGCCTGAGAAATCAGGAGAGACTGGGCGGACATCGGATTCGAGCTGTTCTGGACCGCGGACGCGTCCCCGATCCCGAAACGTTCCGCCGCTTGCTGGCGCTTTGCGCTCAAGAACAAATCCAGCGGTTGGAGATTCGCACCGGGGCCCACGGTGGTCACGCCCGTCCCCTTCGAGCCTTCGCGCTCGGCCAGGAAGAGCATGGAACCCGGAGAGAGATGGATGGAGCGTGTCTGGTCCTCGGACCCGATCCGGTTCGCATTCGTGGCCGGTGGCTCGAGGCCGTGGACGATGACGGTAGAGCCGGACGCGTCCCGCGCGGCGTGCATGACATACGTGGAGAGGACAGCCACGGCCAGCGTGGCTTTGAACGCTCCGTAGCGGACGGTGGATTGCCATAGGCTGCCCGTGTCCGCGGTCCGATACCAAGCGAAGGGGAGAGCGGCGGCCCCGTCTCGGAGTCGCCATCGGTAGTCTTCGCCCTCGAAGGTCTCTCCGAAGAGGAGCTCCGTGATGTCCTCGTGCGCCTTGACGCCCATCCCTTCCTGGTCGTATCGGGCGTCTTGAGCCGATACGACGCGGAAGGACTCCTCTCCGTCTCGGATATTCCACTGGTCCCACGCCCAGATGGTTCCACCGGCCGCGGACACGTACCGGCGCCGGAGCTCCCACAGGACTACCGGCTCCGACGGGTCCTCTTCCGAGGCTTCCACATACACGTCATACGGGAAGACGGGACGAAGGACCAGACGGTCCGAGCTCGGGGCGTGGACGTGGACGAGCATATCCCCGAGTCCCCACGCGTTGTACTCCACGGACTGGAGCCGGCTGGCATAGCGGGCGCGGTCGAGAAGCCCGCCCGGCTTGATGAGCTTATTCGCCAGCGGAGAGCGGTGGCGGATGGTCGGCCGGTGGCCATAGTGGCCGGGCGTAGCCAGCTGGCGGCAGATATCCGCGAAGACGTTATCGCTTGTGTCCGGGGGACCCCACGTGGCCAGCCTCTCTTCCGCGATGAATTCGGACATATAGGCCGCGGCCACGTCGCTCCAGTCCTCGGCCAGAACACGGGCCATGGGAATCAGGAGACGCGACCGCTCTTCGTCGTGAGGGTGCGGCATCTCCGGGCGGGGAGCGATCTCGGATAGGTACAATGGAGCCTCCGTCGTCACGCGTATATCGCGGTCGTGGCCAGATTGCGCGACCAGTCGCCCAGACGGACCGCCCTCTCGACAGCATACCGTACGGCGTCAAGGACGTCCTTCTTCGCGTCATCCTTCCGGCCGCTCCACTCCTGGCAAGCGGTGGAGAAGAGCTGGGCCCGTGGATGGACTACAAAGTGGGAGAGCTCCGCGTGTTTGTCATCTCGCCGGGCCATGATGGCATTCAAGAGCCGGAACCCGTGACGGACGGACCCGCTCCACTTCCGGGGCGTGTGGATCCACTTCGTCTTCGACTTGTCCAGCCGATACCGGGCCGCCAGAAACGTCCGGAGCTGGGCGTTCCCCTTCTTGATCTCGTAGTGGTTCGCGTTCGTGGAGCGGTCGCCTACCCACTGGTCGATGTCCTCATAGCGGAGCTCCCAACGGTTCAGCATTTCCGCGATCGCGTCCGCGTCCTGCTCCGGTGTGGTGTAGCCTTCGGCCACGTGACAATCGAGGACCCAGACGCGGGGAGCCAGTGTGTCCACCTGGTGGACCGCGATGAGGGCGGCCGCCTGTTTCCCGATTCCGGCTCCATGGTCGACTCCGACGAAGAGGGACGCACCGGCCGGGGGACCGGGGAGCCGGCCGAGACGGAATCCGTGGACGCTGGCTGCCTTGTCGAACGCGGAGAGCCAACGCCCGGAGAGGACCGGCTCCCAGTCGCCTCGGACGCGCATCCCCCGTTCATGCTCGAGGAGGGACGCGGAGAATTGCTCTATGTCGTCTTCCGTCATCCACGGCAGATCCAGAAGACCACCTCGAGGGGTAGTGGCGTCCACGGAGAGCGGGACGTGGTGTTCGAACATGCCACCGGGGCAACCGTCCGGAGGGCGCCCGGCGTCTTCCCACTTCTCCACCATCGTCCGCATATAGTCCTGGGGTGGAGCGTCTGGTGTCGGTGTGAAGCTGCATCGGAGATGGCCCCCGTATGCATTCAACCGAGGGAGCATTTCCCCGAAGAAGGAGCTGGGCGGTGGTTCGTCCAGATAGGCCCGGTGGAAGGTCGCACCGGCCAGCCGTTGTGTGCCGGCGTCGTAGGTATACAGGTAGATGACGGAGCCAGCGCCCGGACCATCCACCAGTGGTATCACCGGCTCTTTGTAGCCCTTGATT